CACGTCGATCAGGTTGCCACCCATGCGCTGGAAGGCGACGAAGCCGATCTGCCCGGCGCGCGTGAATGCACTGTCGGTCATGCGGAAGATCGTGAGGTCCATCACGCGGCGGATCTTGTACTTTCGGAACGCGCCGAACAGGATGGACTTGGCGTTGGCCGCCATCGCGGGCATGTCCTGGTTGATGATGATCGGGCGGCCGAGCAGCGTGTCGGGCGCGCCGCCAGGATTGCCGGTCTCGTAGCCCGGCACGAAGATCGGACGGCCCTGCGTGTCCTTGAGCTTGCGCACCACCTTCAGCGACGAGTCCGCCATCATCCACGCCACACCCGGCAGCCGGCGATATGCCGGATCGACGCTGTGTTCGAGGTCGACCAAGTCGTCGTACGTCACCGTCGTGGTCTGCCCGGTCGTGCCGGTCTTGCCGACGGTCGACGCGGTCACGATGCCGCGCGGCTGACCGGTGCCGGTCCCGACGGTCGTGTGCGTGTTGAGGATGCGGCCCAGACGCTCGGCCAGGATGTCCTGGATCAGCCGCTCGATGTCGATGAAGGAGTCCTGCAGCAATTCCCACGGGATCGCGATGTCGTTCGACGTGTACTTGTACACGCTCATCGTGACGTTGCCGAACGTCGTGTCCAGCCGGGCGACTGTGGTGTTCTGGCCGACGATCGCGCCGACTTCGCCGGTCGCGTCGTTGGTCGGGAAGTTCATGTCGGCACCGGTGGAGGTGTTGATGGTCTCCGCCGCCTCGAGCATCCCGCCGTACGCTTTCATCGCGCGCTCGACCTCGCGCATGTACTCCGTCGCGACGGTGAAGCCGCCTTCGCTGCCGGTCGTCGTGCTCATCGCCGCGCGAATGTCGGGGTTGACGCGCGCGGCGTGCGCGGCGGCCTGCTCCTTGGTCAGCGCCTGCAGGCCGCCGCGCAGGTAAGCCTTCAGCGCCAGCGCGCTGTCGCTCTGCTTGCCCGGCTCGCGCGTGGCATTGTTCAGCAGTCGCTCCTGCTGCCTCTGCGGATCGTCGACGAGCAGCTGTTGCGCCTTGATTTCGCGCGCGATCTCAGCGTCGATCGCCTCGATTTCGGCCAGCACCCGATCGAGCTGTTCGGCTTCGGCTGCCGGCATGCGCTGGTCGGCCGGATACTTGTCGTTCAGCGCGCGGGCTTCTTTCGCTTTGGCGTCGCGGCGCTCGCGCAGTTGAGCAAGTTTGCTCATGGTTTCGATCTCCTGAGAACGAAAAAAAGCCCGCTCGCCGCGGGCACGTTTACCGGGCGCGAGGGCGCTAGCGGTTGGGAGTCAGCAGCAGCGCGCGCAGGCGCTGACGCTGGCGATCACGTTTGCCCGCATCCGCTGCCGGCGGTGCGGATGCGTGCGGTGCGCGCTCGAAGGCCGAGAGATCCCATGCGAGCGCATTGGCAGAACCGTCGTCTTCGCCGGCGATGCGATCGGCGAAACCGGCGTCCACCGCTTCCGGCGCGGTGAACCACGTCTCGGCCGCCATCCACGCGGCGATCTGCTCGCGCGTCTGTCCGGTCGCCTTGACGTAGGTGTCGATCATCGTGCCGTCGACCTTCTCGAGCAGCGCGGCGGTCGACATCAGTTCGTCCGCATTGCCCCAGGTGTAGGTCCAGCCCTTGTGGATCATCACCATCGCGCCGGCGGCCATCTCGACTTCGTCGGCCGCAAGCATGATGAACGACGCGGAACTCGCGGCATAGCCATCGATGTGCGCGACGAAGCGCGCGCCGTGTTCGCGGATCGTCGATTCGATGGCGCGCGCAGCGAAGACGCTGCCGCCAGGCGAATTGATGCGCAGGTGAATCGTCTTGGCGGAGATGCCCGCCAGCGTCTTGGCGAAGGTGAGCGGATCGATGCCGCCGAACCACTCGGCCTCGAACTGGTCGGCGACGATCATGTCGTACAAGTAGACCGTCGCCTCGTCGGCGTTCTGTTCTGCCCGCACAGCGAAGCGACGGCCTTGAACGCCGGCGTTGCGCGCATATAGCGCCAGTAGCGGATTGGTCTTCACTGGGCGGGCTCCTGTTGGGCGGCGGCGGTCGCGATGCGATCGCCACCCGCGACGGGCGGCAGATTCTCGATGCGGCGCACTTCGTTGACGGTCATCCAGCCGGGTTCGCCGGCGCGGCCGAGCGCGACGCGGTAGGCGTTGGAGCGTGCGGTCAGATCACCGAACTCCAAGGCCTCGGTCACGTACTCGACGAAGAAGCGCGCTCGACTCGGCCAGAACTTGTGATTGATTTCCTGCTCGATCGGGCGCAGGTGACGACGCAGGACGTAGCGGACGAAATTGCTGCCTTGCTCGGCGAGACCGGTTCCCCAGCTCGTGGTCTTTTCCGTGTGGCCGACCATGTGCGGCGGCACGCCGAAGATGCGGCAGATCTCCTCGACGGTGAATCTGCGTGTCGGCAGCAGTGCGGCGTCGTTGGGTGTGATCGAAAGATTGTTCGGCTTCAACCCGCCCGACAGGATCAGCGGAACGCGGCTATTGCTCGCGCCGCCGTATCGCGCGAGCAGCGATTCGCGCAGCACATCGATCTGATCCTTGGTCAGGGCGGCATCGGTCGTCAGCGCGTAGTCGAAGGTCGCGCCCTGGCGGTAGAACCGGGCCGAGTATTCCTCCGAGGCGATCGCTGAGCCCACTGCCTCGCGCGCAGCGTAGGTGATAGGGCTCGGACTGCGCAGACCATCGAAGCCGACCGAGGGGACATGCAGGATATCGGCAGCGTCGACGACGCGCTGCTTTCCTCCGTCGGTCACGCGGTAATGCAGCACGCCATCGGCGCGGAACGGCTGCACGTTGTCGGGATGCAGCGGACGCCAGCCGACGATGCGGTTGCTGAACGGCGAAGCACGCAGGATCTCCGCGAATGCGTCGCCGTAGAACAGCCGCGCCGCGACCATGTATTCCCATGCGGAGAAGGCGCTCCAGCCGTCTGCCGCGCGCTCGTTCAGCAGCCACCAGTAGTCATGTCCGGCGGCTTTGTCGCGGCCGTCATCGTCGCGGCGCTCATACACCGCGAGCGGCAGCCCGGCGACGGTGCCGGCCAGCAATGCGACGCAGCCGTAGACCGTGGCGACGCGACCGGCCGTGTCGGGCGTGACCTGCACGCCCGCCGCCGTCATTGCGACGACGCCGAGCAGCCGCGCCAGCTCGTCCGCCGTCAGGTTGGTCGTTGACGTGTTTTCGCCGAACGCCGCACGCACATTGCGATCGGCACGCCGCCGCTCGTTCGACGCGCGCAGCTCGGGCAGGTGACGCGCGAGCACGACACTGCCGGGCTGCCGAACGCGTTCGGCGTTGTACCAACTGGATTGAGGCATGCAGGTCCTATAGGACGATGATGGCCGGCTCGGGCTGTTGTTCCTTGGCCTTGGCCATCGAGCGCGCGATCGCGATGATCAGCGCGATCGCGGGATCGATCTTCTGTTCTGCCCGCTCTTTGCGCGGGTAGATGTTGTCCTTGGCGTCGCGATGGCAGACGACGTTGCTGATCGCCCACGCGAGCACGGGGTCGCCGTTGTGCTCGAGTCGGCCGCCGACGACGAGTTCCTCGAGTTCCTTCATGGCCGGACTGAACAGCACGACGAGCGGCCGCACTTCGACCATCGGCACGCCCTGGTCGAGCATCTCGCCGGCGAACTGCGTGATCTGTGCCGGGTCGAAGCCGATCTCGACGACGTCATATCGCCGCATGTCATCGAGCAGCTCCTCACGCACGGCCTCGATGTCGAGGACCTCGCCGGGTGTGGTGCGGATCCAGCCCTCGCGCACCCAGCCCTGCAGCTGCTCGTTGCCCTTCTTCTCGACCTGCGCCTGCGGCATGTAGTATCGGCCGCGGACGACGACGCGATCGCCGATGCGGAAGACGCGCATCTTGGCGAAGAGGTCCTTTTTGAACGCGGCGTCGAGACCGATCCAGCACTCGGCGCCGGCGAGCTGCGCATCGTCGCGCGCGCGCCGGCAAGCGTCCCACTGCGCCATGTTCATCCAGGCGCTGTCGGCGTTGATCCAGATGTTCAGGCGCTTGGCGCGGAACTCGTTGAGCGCCGCCGCCTGCACGCGCGCCACGGTGGCCATCTGGTGCATGTCGACCGGATTGACGCTGACGCCGTAGTTCGGGTTGGCCTTGATCCAGACGCGCTCGTCGAACTCATCGTCGCCGTCGTCGATCGTGTAGATGACGCCGAAGAAGCTATCGTCCTCCGCGCTCTCGCCTTCGACGCGATAGCCCATGCCGCCATGCCGCATGAGCACGGCGTTGAGCAGCTTGCACAGATAGCCGCGCTGGTCGTAGCACACGCCGGCGCGGTTGCTGCCGGCCGTCGTGATCTTGGCGATCAGCGGCTGCGTGCGCGCACCGGTGGCGCTGTCGATGACGTCGTGCACCTCGCGCGTCTTGTGCGCGTGCAACTCGTCGATGCCGGCGCAGTGCACGTTCAGCCCGTCGAGCTTTTGCCCTTGCGCCGCCAGCGGACGTAGCGCGGCATTCAGGTCCTTGCAAACGACCGAGTGCGTCAGACACTCGACGCCGAACCGCGCGCGGAATTTCGGCGAGCGTGCGGCCATCTCGCGCGCCGTGCGAAAGACGATCCGCGCCTGGTCGCGGCTCGTGGCCGCGCTGTAGACCTGCGCGCCGAACTCGCCGTCGGCCACCAGCATGTACAGCAGCACCGCGGCCAGCAGCGTGGTCTTGGCGTTCTTCCGCGGGACCTCGAGATACCAGGTGCGGAAACGCCGCAGACCGTCGCTCTTCCGGACCCAGCTGAACACGCACGCGAGCTGAAACTTCTGCCAGGCTTCGAGCAGCAACGGCTGGCCAGCCCACTTGCCCTCGACGTGCGGCAGCAACTCGACGAAGCGGATGACGCGGTCGCCGAGCTCTGGCCGCCAATCGAACGGATATGTCGGATCGGTGCGCCAGCGATCGAGGTCGTCGAGTTGCCGCCGACATGCGGCGCGGACCCACTTGCACGCCGCGATCTCGCCGGCGACCACCGCCGACGCGTACTGCATCGCCTCGGCGATGTGGCGAGATTCGACACCCGCCGGATCGTCGTCAGCGGAGAATGCCGAAAGCGCGGTAGAGTGCTCTTCGCCTGGCGTTACTTGAAGGCCGCCCATCCGCCTTCGTTCGGTTTGTCGATTCCCGGCAGGTCCATCTGCGGGTCCGATCGCGTGACGCGCGATCGAGCCGCCGGGGACATGCCGAATTCAGCGAGGAACTGTCGCAGCAGCTCGAGCGCTCGATTGCGGATTTGCTGGATCACGGAGATCTGCTTGTAGCCGCTCGGCGTATTCCAGATGCGTCCGTGGTCGCCGCTGCGGTCGCCCGCTGCGGCCGCCTCGGCATTCATCGCTTCGATCCGCCGGCACGCCCACACGTACTCGCCCCAAGCATCGCAGTACGCCGCCAACGCTGCGCGGTCAATCTGCGAGATGAGTCCGAGCTGCTTCAGGTGCGGCGTGATGCGCCGCCATTCCTTGCGCGCTTCGTCTCTCAGATGCGACGGGCACGGCGGGATCTCGACGTCCGGTCGCAGCGTCTCGTCGAGCAGCTGCGCGCGCGGCAACTTCGACGGATTCCCGCGCAACGCATGCACATTCGCCGGCAACGGCCTCGGTCCACGTGCGCCCATAGCTCACCTCATCGGTCGAGTACCCCTCCCGAAACTCCCGGCCCCGAAAATTTCCC